CAAGAACCTTCATGGTTTCGGCGAATCCCTGGCCTATTGGTCTAAGTTCTGTGCCATGCGACAGCATCTCGCCGGTAAAGTCAAAAATAGGTTTCTCGATTTTGGCAATGATCTCATCGATGCCTTCTTCCCCAGTGGTCTTGCCAATGTCCATGGCAGCACCGCGCAGGCACTTCACGCCATCTCTCGCCGTTGCGAGAATGAACAGGCAGCGTGCCATCTTAAGCGTGTTGTCGCTCTCCGGGGGGACATCAGATATCGACATGATATAATCACCGGTCTTGTGTTCCTCGAATACTTTGTATCCCAGATTCTTACCGGTTTGGACTACAATTGGCGTATCGAACGACGAGCACTGCTTTTCAGTAGCAAGGTATTTCAGTACTTCAAAGATAGCCCTGTTGAGGGGAGTGGACATGTGGTGTGGTTCAAGGAAGTCGGCGATATCCAAGACCATATCTGGGCCGTGCTTAAGCATCCCAGCCACAACGGCTCGCTCAACACCAGCATCTTTGAGATTGTCTTCTAGGGGTTTGGCCATTCCGATTAGTCCCTTTCTCTAGCCGACGCCTGCATGCACTTCTTGCACTTGCCGCCAAAGTTTTTGCCATAAGCAACGTCAGACATGAACTCTTTCTTGCACTCTGTGCATTCGACCTTGTGTTTGCGTGGCTTCCTGCGTGTTTGTCGTTGTTTATTAGGCCCAGGAGTACCAGCTTCGTCTTCGGGGAGGCCGAACACCCTCACACCATCCACCTCTTTGATCTCTGCATTGCGATTACTGGGCTCCGAATCCTCGTCGTTTTCCTGTGTCACGACAGCTTCAGATACATCGCCGTTGACAGCCTCTGCACACATTGCATAGATTTGGTGCACCAATAATGAAAACTCTGCGGGAACAAGGCTTGGGTCGCTAGACGCTTCGGGCTGCTTGGGGGGAGCGATAGACTCGCCAGTCAGGGTCTGATACGCATCACAGGCTTTAGCCCAATCGCCTTCTTCAATAGCTTGCTTGAGTTTAGTCAGGGCTCCCATCGCTATTTCCTTTCAATACCGAACTTGGAACGACTAAGTTGGCCAAGAGACTGCGACATGCACTCAATTCGTCTAGCCAAATATTCTATGCGTGTTAATCGTAGTTCCACTGCTTTTCTCCACTGTTCCAGCTTGGCTTTGTCGTCGCCGGGCAGTTTGTTGAAAACTTGTTTGACCCATGATAAGAACGTTCGACACTCGTTCGCTTTCGATTGGATGAACAAGGCGTACTGACTTAGCTGGAATGCACCGCTAGCACACTCTTCGGATGTCATGCCGTCAAGGTTGTCGGCTGTTAAGCCAAGGATGTTTTCTGCGTCAGATCGCCCCTGCTCGACATCTGAAATGCCGAGAGAGCCGAGCCACTTGGTCATTTGTTCTTTGTAGTCAGAGAACGCATCATCTAGCTTCATTGGGATGAAACTCCATTAGGCGGAACTTGTTTATGGCGCACCACTCGCCTTTTGCGGAATCGCGGTCCTGCTGATTGTGGAAGTCGCGTATGGTTGGATGAAAGAATCTAACGTGTTCAGTGTGTTGTATCCCCTGCGCTTCAACTACTAGTGCCATGGACGGAATGAAAAAGTCCAGGACGAATCCTTCGCCCGGTATATGTACTTCTGTAAAGATGAGATCCTGTGGGTATTCTTGTCGTAAGTAATCGGCGACCGATTGCTGAAACTTGGAGCGAAAAAAGGTTGCCGCTTCGAGCCTATTTCCCGTCAGATTTATCTTTACCTTCTGGCCGTTTCTCAGTTTCACTTGCATCGGGTAGCACAACCTCCCGCACCTTGGCTTCCAGCTTATCTGCCTTCTCTGGATTCTCAGCAAGGTGGGCAATAAGGTTCTGTACGCCCTGGTATTTCTCTTCCCCAAACGTGGGGATGGAATACCAAGCGCCAGCTTTGGTGACTAAGCCCAGATTCTCTGCGTTGATCACTAGGTCTCTCATGCAATCTACACCGACACCAAACCGTACTGGCACTGTGCACGGCATGTATGGTTTGCCAAGTGCGGATGCCATGATGCGAAAGTTCACGTCTTGTCCATCAATCTCTCCGTTATCTGTGCGGGGCTGCCACAGCTTGAACCAATGGGCGTTGATCCAGACGGACGATGAATACTGTACGGCAACGCCACCCTTTTCGATCCACTTCTTGCCCCTTGGATCTCGATTAGTAATTAGTTGGGAGATGAAAATCAAGATCACATTGTTGGTGTCGATCACCGATTGCATCCTGCGGAAAAAGGACGACAACAACTTCGCTGGCCCGCCAGTCATTTCTTTGTAGCCAAGATCTTCGCTTTGTTCTACAAGCGTCGATAGCTGTGCTAGGCTGTCGACAACAATCACTGCGCCAGGATGGTCTTTGATTGCGCGCTCAAGGATGTTAAGCCAGTCTTCTGCGGTCAGGATCGTTTCATCGGTAGATTCAATCCACCTGAGATGCTTAGAGTCGTCGCCCAGCACTTGTTGCACTTGCTGTTCACCACAACGACACTCAATGTTGAAGTAAAAAGCATGACGGCCATCGGCGATAGCATTGTGAAGAATCTTGAGACATAGGTATGTCTTACCGGCTTTTGGCCTACCGGACATCAGCACGATCTTGCCCTCTGGAATGCCACCATTCAATGCGATGTCTAGAGACAGGACTGTCGGCAACACTTTTCTCGGCCTGTCAATGACAGCGCTCGCGGTTGTGACGACGCCATCGCCATATTGACGAGTGAGAAATTCGTCGAATGATTCAGCTTTCGGTTGCTTCTTTGCCACGCTCGATCCTTCTTAAAGCACCAACCTTGGTTTGTCTGCCCGATTCAACAAATCTTGCGTTCTTTTCTTGATCAATCTGTGTAGTACTGTGACCAGATGGTGCCTCAACAATGGCCTTATATCTCCTGCGGGCATCCTTGGCGAACAATTCTTTCGCCCGCTTCGACATCAGCGACCTGGTTCGTCTTGCTTCTACGGCTTGGAGGATCGCTTTTTGCCACAGTGGATCTTCGATATCTATTTCCATCTGTTCGATGAGGCGGTTAACGCTCATGATCTCCATGCCATACTTCTTGCCCCATGGATGCTTCTTCCAGAATCGTGGTTTCAGCGATGCGCGAGACGTATTTTGGCACAGCAGTTCTGTGATATACTGCTTGAAGTCTACGGCAAGGCCGGGGGTTGTCGGTGACGTATAATTACTCATTGCAAATCAGCATGAAGCCAGCCTTGGCCTTAGTCTTGCTCTCCGTGAAGACTTCGTCCATTCCAGGCATACGATGATAGCGGACTACCACCTCGTCGCCATCGTAGTAGCCGACGCCATAGTATTCTCGTTGTCCGCCAGGAAAAACCTTCCTGACCTTCTTGCCGACAAAGTAGCCACACTGGTTCGACGGCAGCACTGTTTCTTGACCAGTAGTGGCATTCTGCAATCGCAGGCCAGTAATAGTGACGCCGTCATTCGCTGCCAGCCATTTTTGAAGGCGCACCCACGCATGGCGCTCGCCAGCAGGCGCGTCCTCGACAACCGTATCTCCATTCGACAACGACGCGAGGAATCTAACGTTCGGAGTGTTTCCATTCACTTCAAAAGCGACTGTTGACATAATACCCTCCTCTACAAAGGCGACCGACCGAGTTTTTCGTCGGTTCGCGATGATTCAGCCTCAGTCATGACAGCAGCCTTACCGCCCTTGGTGGCAATACTATTCTGTCCCATTTCGATCTTGACGCGATCCGGAGTAAGGAAAATGGCCTTGGCCTCTACCGGATCTTTGCACTGAAGATGCTCGCCGACCATCTGTAGTACAGTGGCGATCATCTGTTCTCGCTTAGTAGACTTGCGTCCCATGTTGACGTTCTGTGCCTCAAGAAAGACACGCAGTGCTTCAACGAATTTACCGTGCTCCATCGATAAACCTCCGCTCTGCCGTACGCAATTTGGCACGGCTACGAGTTCTCAAGTAACCAGTATACTCATTATAACACGCTTCGCTACACTTTGTCAAGGCAAAAATGTGCCTGCCGTTCTGTTTGCGTGTAATCTCGAACTTATGGGTCGCCTCGTATGGATCGAACAAGTTGCCGACATTGTCGGACATCACCTTGAACACGTCCGTTTTCTTTGCCAGGATGTCGCGTTCGTTCTCAACGGGACATGGCTCGTCCGGTGCGTCAAAGATGTGTTCTACACCACCAGATAGTGTCAGTATTGTTTGCATCGCTACTTCCTCCGGATCACGCGGAACGTGGCGTCGTACCCAGCGATCGCATCAATCGGTTCGACAACACATAAATCATCTGGAGACCCAAAAGCAAAAACGCCAGGCACGTGTGATTCGCCAAGGATGTTGTTGTCGACATCAACAGCAGCGACATGCGTCAGCATCGACCCCTCGCCCTGATCACGCAATTCGTCATTAGTCGTGGTGACCCAAAAAGTCATGACCACAGTTCCGGTGGCGTCCTTCATCTCCACCAGGCCACCGCCCTTCCTGGTGCCGATGTCGAAGTTCTTCTGCTTCACATGAATAGGCTTCTTGTCCATTATACCTCTCCTGTTTGAATGTATTTCTCCGGGTCCGCAAGAATAGCCTTGTTGACAGGCTCTCCGTCCCCACGCCATGGAGGCGTCTTGCTATCAGTACCAAGCTTCTTCATATTCTGAAGGCGTTTCTCGTACGCGGTGTACTTGTCGGCATGGCACGGCGTCGTAGTATCTCGCACAATCGCAGCAGCACCAGCACCGATAAGTTTTTGCAGTGCGTTTTCGCCGCACTCAGGGCATTCACTCAATGGTCTAGCCGACATTGAATGGAAAGCCTCAAATTTGTGTGAGCACTCACCACATTCATAGTCGTACGTAGGCATTACTCGTCCTCCAACGCATGTCCACACTTGGTTGCGCACTCTTTGAGCATCAACTTGTCTCTTTC